CCTGAATCATTAGTCCAGTGAGTGTTGATTGTACAGCAAGCGCTTTCACGTCTTCAAAAGATTTCGCTGCGTTCTCTGCTTCAAACGTAGTATAGTTCTCAAGACCAAAGCTTTTGAATGCAGCGTTCCGCTCTACAAGCGTTTGATTGATCGCGCCACCTCTTTTGCCTTCAGCCACGCCTGCGCGAACGTTGCCGGAGTTGATACTGGTAATAGCCTTCCAGTTCGCCTGTACGGCAAACCCACCGTTAACGCGAGGGATTGAATTACGCAAAGGGGTTAGTATCGGGAACAGCTTTTTCGATGGCGCTTCAAGGTTATAAGCCTGAAAGCCCTGCGTTGCTGTTGATGTCTGAGTGAAATACTTTGCTAATGCCTGATCTCCGGTTGCTTGTGCGACCTTGAGGAGTTCGAGTGTTTCTTTTGTTGCGCTCATGGTTTGTAATGTGTTTTGGTTAAGGTCAAATAATTATTAGCGCCGAGTTAGTCCGCCACTCATGTGGCTTAGCTTGATAAGTGTGGCCGCTTCGTTGATGTTGCCTTTTGAATCCTTGACAAAGACTTTCTCATCAAGTGAGCTGTCTGCTCCGCCATCTTCGGTTTTTGTAACCGTAACGCCCTTGTCGTTGAGCGACATTTTTGCCGGAGCTGGTTCTGCCTTGATGAGCTCGAGTTCCAGCGTTGTGTCGTGAAGGGATTTCTTGAGGTCTGCGTATTTAGTGTCAAGGTCTTGGAACTGCTTCTTCAGGTCGTGGTTTTCGCTCTGCATCTTCAGCAAGTCTTCGGCTCCTTCAGCTTTCGCTGCCGATGAGCACGACGCACCCATACTTACGGCATGGTCGTGTATCTGCTGCATTTTTTCTTTGTTCTTCGCGCTGATCTCTGCACCTGATTTGTTGAGGTCGTCGGTAGTAGCGGCGTAGGCGATAAGGCTGGAATCTGCGCTATTGTCCGGCTCTTTGATCTCAGACGCAATAAATGCCTTGAGATTATCTATCACGGATTTCAAAGCTTCAACCTGATCAGGATTCTCTGCGGTCTCTGACACCTCTTTGCTGTAGAGATAAAAGACAGCTCCGAGTGCATCAAGGGCTGCTGATGCGTCAGAAATCTGCTCTCCTGCGTATTTCTTGAGGTCGTGATCTTCGTCGTTATCGATTTTTACAATCGTAATCGTCGCTTCAGGATTGGCTGGTCTATCAACAAGCGATAGTTCAATTAGGCGGAGCCCTGTAATAATATTTTTGTTTAAATCGTCACGGCTGGTAACTTTGCCGCCGATAGAAACGCCCTTATAAACGTTAGCCTTGAGCTTTTTGATCGCGGAGTCATCAGCAATGACCGCGCTGAAGTTTGTGCGCCCTTCGTCGTCTACGCTGATTTCTGTCGTAGTTCCTGCGGCTGAATCCCTCTTGTGCATCTCCCTGACTGCGCCCCACTTCATATAATCTGGCAACGCGGCTTTCATCGCTTCCGCTGTCACGATCTCGCCGTCAGAGTCTACGGTTGCGCTCGACGCAATACCCCATATCTTCAGCGTTCCGTCTGCCTGTTCCTCAGTTTTGCTGATCTCTCCGTAAAGTTTCATAAGTGATTATCTGAATTTTAATAGCCGCTCTTTAATTGGTACTGTGTAGTGGTAGGCTATCGAAAATTCCGGCGCATAAAGAAGGGTGATTTTTCTGTTGAGGATATTTATTTCTGCGGGGTAATTTTGGGCAATAAAAAAGCCCCCATTTACGGGAGCTATAATCACGGGAGGGACGCCCGTTGTGTCAGGGGCGCAAAAGGTGCACTCAATGCGTTGTTCCCCGCTTTACCATTTTCATGGGCAGATCCCCACGCTGTAACACATATCAAAGAGCTCTTTCTCCTGCGTCTTTTTGTCGTGATCGAAGTTTTTCTGCAGTATTTGGTATGTCTCCAAAGCATGACCTTCAAATACCATCTGCCAATCGGTAAAATAGTTTACTCTTGGCAAAGTCAAGCCCGCTTTTAGTGCTATCCACCGGATCCTCCTGAGTCGCTCTGGTTCGGTCGAGCTACCAACCAACTCATCTATCGCCTGTAGGAGGTATATCATATCAGTATCCATCATGACCTCCATTTAAGTCGTTAGTTCAACCGGATCATCCTTATATGTTAGATTCCTGCCAATCAGTTTGATGATTGATCCTTTTGGTAAAAAACTTGCTACGCCCGCTTCATGTTTTCCAAATTTCCCATCTACACTATCAACATACCACGTCTCAAGTGAGTAAGTCAAAGATGATGAAAAACTTAAGCTAAACTCTATACGCACAGGCATTTTGTTGAACAAAAGCTCTTGCCCGACTTTATCAACACATATCCAAGTACCCATCGCTCACCGTCCTTTGTTGTAATCTTCTCACTATGGCAATATTTCTTCTTCGCTGATAAAACCTGACGGTATAAATCCAAGTACAACTCCTTTTACACTAAACCACACTACCCCTACTGAGCCGTCATCTTCGAAATGAACCATTCCACTACTCTCTGAAGTTTTATCCATCACTCACCATCCTTTGCTGTATTGCTTGAAAACGCCATCGACAAAGCCGCAATCCACCCTATAAACGTCCAACCAAGGAAAATATTCACAACGGCAACACTACCGTAACTCTTATGGCTTCTTGCCCCTGCAATTATCGCGGGAAGCATGTAGATCAGAATACACATGATCGCGAAAAACATTATCAGCTCCTTGATTGAAATTAAAAAGGCCATTCCCCTGAATCGCGACCATTACTTCTCGTCATTAAGTTTTTCGAACTGGATGCCATGGTCGCCTTTGTACGGCTTTTTGTGATCGTTTTCTCCCGTCCATATTTCCATTGGTATGCCTTTTGGGAAAGCTTCGCATTTGCGGTCTTCTTCTGCGTCGTTGTGCTTGCAAAAGGTGCATATCTTGCTGTATTGAGGGATTTCAAATTCTTTGTCCAGGGTTATCATAGGTCTATTCTGTTATAGTTTATATAGCCCATATCAGCGAAACGTTCCACTCTAAGGTGCGCGTGTATAGCATTGGCTTCCTGATAAGTTATCTCTCCTGAGTTTAATTTAGCTGTTAATTCTTTCTTTGTCTTCTTTTGTGAGGTAGTCAACGCGGCGTCAAAATCTTTTTTTGATGCGCTTAACCCTTGCTCAGTTAATGACATTTCATGCAAATAATCCGTGCTGGTCGCTCTTAATGATGTTGCCCCCCATGATTTAAGGAATCTTATATCTTCTTCGGAAAAAGACGTTCCCGACGGGTGGTTGTGTGTCATGATATTGCCTGCCACCATCTCACATTCTTCTCGCGTGAATGAGACTGACTTTGCATTACCTTTTTTTCTGAATACTTCAACCCCGTCGTTATCAACAAATATAGCCGTTTCAAAATCATTTGCCGCTATATCAGCCTCTAACGCACGAATAATATCTTCTGTTCCCGATTTTTCTTCATCTTCTCCAGCGTCATCTCCACTGTTTGCATCCTCATTGTCTGGCAGCGAATCACTTCCGTCTTCTTTGTCGTCAGGCACTGAAGTATCTTCCTCGTCTTGCGGGTTATCCTCAACCGCCGGAGCTAAAACGCAACGGCAATTTGGGTGTTGTGGGCACTCAGTCGCGCCACTCGAAAACTCCTCTCCGATATCCCTTATCTCTCCATCATTCATTTCGCATTCTTCGGAAACCAGATCATCCCCTGCGGTAATCCACTGCCACTTAACATCAACGCCCGCATCTTTTGCGGCCAGGTATGCGGCTTTATTCCCCTGTGTGTCTGCAAAGGCCGTTTCTGTGCGAGCTATCATCATGGCGCGATCTTCCGAAAAGCCTTGGTTTTCCACAAGAGCATCTCTCAGCTTCTGGTTGCTCCATCCCTCTTCAATCGCTGTATTAACGTCGCCTCGTATCATGTCCCTTGTTGACTCGGTGATGGACCATTCAGCATTGGGGTTGATCACCAGCTCTCCATCAATCCATTTCATCCCTACAAGTTCTGCTGCTCTGTCTGCCGCCCATTCCTCGGCGCGTTCATTGGCGAGTTGGACAGCCTTGGACGTTTCTGTGAGCGATATTTGTGCGGCTCCTGCTGATACACCTTCCCTGGCGATCTCTTGCAAGTAATCTTGCAGGTCTGAGGGCAGGTCTGCAAAGTCAATATCCAACTGGGCGAGTAACACATCAGCTCTATCATCAGTCTCATCAGCCTTACTCAGACCGGCATAGAGTCCTACCGCCTGCTTGACAATGCCTTTCCCTTTCTTTTTCAGATAACCGGCAAGAAAGGCTTTCAGCTTGGACTCGAGTCTCAGTATCGCGGGCCGGTCACGGTCAAGCGGTGCGATTGTAGTCCGGGCTTTTTTTTTTGAAGACTCGATTTGAACTTTTTCAGTTTTGCTTTATCAAATTTGTCAACCCCAACTTCCTTCGCAAAAGATGAGTCAAATAGAATGAAACCGTCTTGCGTTTCCACGCCGGTTATCCCTTGCGGCTCTAACACTTGATCATAAATCACTTGCACAAGATCGGGAGCGTCCCATATTTGAGCAGAATTCACGATATCAGATGGGTTTAATTCAGAAGCTAAACTTTGCGCTGCCTCTTCAGGCGTTTCTGCGTCCGGCTGGTATTCCGACATCAAGTCCTCATGTTCCGCCAAGGCCGCGGCTACTTGGTCTTGGAATTCTTGACTTGACGCCTGCACTATTGTCCCTGCAGGTAAGTCGCCTGTTGATACTGTATAGTGATTATCGCCATAACTGCTGCTGGCCTCCTCATCTGATGCAAACATTGTATATCCCATCCCAGTATCAACATCACCATTCGTATATCGGTGGTAAGTCTCACCACTCCCTGCTCCCCCCGCAAAACGCCCTTTATCATCACGGACAATCTTGCCTTCATCAAACTTTTTAAGTTTTGCCGTAGGCTCCTTGACCGTTGCGTCCGGCGGTAATGGTTCATCTGGCGCGGGTTTCGATCCGCCCGGAGCACTTGCTGCAAGTTGTGGCGGTGGCGCTGGTTTGCGCTCTTCAAGCTGCTGCGGAGTCAGGGGGTTAAGACCTCTTTTAATTCTGACCTCATTCACATCCAAAACGCCCGTGTTGATATCAATCTGATCTGATTGAGAGTTCTGAAGCTTGATCGCGGCCTCTTGTGCGAGATCAGGATCTTTGCTGTCAGTAAATATCATTACCACATCCGTATATCCGAAATATTTGATAATGATGTAATCTACCAAAGATTTAACCCACTGCAATATAGGCAATAAACCCTCTGACACAGCTTGATCAACCGCCGTTCCCGCGGTTGCCCTGTTCATTTGCTTGATAAACGCCATGTTCGGGACGCTGAAAGCATAGCAGACAATACGAGCAATCCATTCATCAAACTCATCTTTAAGCAGCCCCTCTTTTGTGTTAATAGGAGTCATGCCGCCCGGCACAAACTTTGCTTTTCTGCGCTCGCCCGTGTTGCCTCCCATCACCTCATCCCAATAGCCCTGCATCATCCGTACCTGATCCGGTGTCCAGTCTGTAGGGCAGGCAAGCATCATATCGGGGACGCTTCCCTCTGTATAAAACTGCAACTGTGAGAGCTGGCGGCGCAATGCGATGTTTACCGTCATCATGATCTGCTCGACCGGAGAAAATCCATACAGCTTGTTGGTGCGTTTGTTTCTCGGCTTGTAAATCAACTCATCACGTGTAAAATTGCCGGCAGGGACCCCTTTAAGGATTTGCTGGTATGCGGGCTGCGGTGGTATCGGCGTGCGTCCTGAAAGGTCAATCTTACGGGATATCGTCGCCCCATCAATCGGCTCAAGAGTATACAACTTGCCACCTTTTGTGAGTAACGGATATATCGCTGGAGCATCAATGACAAGTAAATCTTCCAGCAACATTCTCAACCATTCAGCCCAAGTATGCTCTTTGTCGGGAAGTTCAAGAAAATCTTGCACTTCCTTGCATCTCGCATCAGGTTCAATGCCGTCTTTTTTCGGCACGATCTCGATTTCAAGCGCACACACCAAATCCTTTCTTGTCTCAATCACAAGCCGGAGGATATCGAGATTGTCAGCAAGAGCGCGGAGCTGATCAAACGTCACTGGCTCATACGCGCGTGGCTTGATGTTGACGTTATAGCCTACAGGGTAATCAAACGCCCTGCCTTTCACGTCTGCGGGTGTTGAGACCTGTAAAGGTTGCATTGGAGCCATCCATGCGCTTCCCTGTTCTACTGGCACTGCTTGAGGTGCTGGTTCGACGTTGTTATTCCCAGTATTCACAAACTGACCGCCCCGGATAGCTGTTTGCAACATCGCCTCACTGATCGGTGTTTTTATTCCTTCTGGCATGATTTAAAGTTTAAGTGTGTCAAATCTCATTGCCTACCCCGCTTTGCGCTCTTCTCTCAGTTTTTCCGCTTCTTGCCGGTAATACTCAAGCATACCGGTGGAGTTTATACCCAACGCCAGTTCGTTAAATGCGTCTGACGAAGCATCGACCTGGTCATCGTGCCCAGCACCGGACCCATCAAAACTTTCAAGTTCAGAAAGATAAGCATCATTCCACGGGCCTCTCAGTAGCTTCACATTTCCACCTTGGACTTGAGATGAAAAAGGTGTTGCTCTTACGGTCTTACTGCCTGATACCGGATTAGTTTTAATCGTGTATCCTGCGAAATCCTGCACATACGCCCTAACCTGCGTCTTCCCTGCCTGTCCAGGGTCTTGTGGCACAAGAACGGGAATACCGAACCCGTCCGATGAAGCGATATTTTTGATGCCGCTCATGACCTTTGAGGCATCAACCCTGAACCGCTCGACATGCTCAACATAGTAAACTTTATCGATCACTGACATTTTTACGCCTGCTGTCCAGTCTGGATCATCAGCTTCTTTTCTCTTTTCAGTTCCGGCCAGATCCCACGCCCTGACGGTTTTCGTTATTTTCCCTGTCGGAAGCACATCTACAATCTCAAATTCTGACCGTTTGAAATAACTACCAGCCGACGGCCTGATGTTCCAGTTTCCCTTCTTCAGCCTTTCCCGCTCTACCCTTGGTAGCGCATCAAGGTTTGCAAGGTACTTCGGGTCGAGGTTAAGCAGAATCAGATTGTCTTCAATCGATGAAGCGATAAAAGTAAAACTCAACGGCAGACTGTTTGGGTACTCATCAATCAACTCTTGTTTTGTGTCCGCAAAGACTGCTGCATCATCGACAACAATAAGCCACCGGATAACGCCAGAGCGATCAGGTATTGCATATCCATCACTGTCCAGATACCAATCGACCCATTTACGTGCGAAATGGTCAGGGTCGGGGTTAAGTGTTGCCCGGATCTTTGTATCTACCCCGGACGTTGACCGGTTACGTGACAGCATGTAACTGAACTGCGCCCAAGTGAAATGGGTAAGCTCATCGAATCCGAGGTATACGATCTGTGAACCCTGCCAGTCGAATCGGTTTTTTTCGTACTCCATGTGAGCAAACCCAACACGGCCTCCAGGTGGAAACGTAAAAGTAAGTGCTGACTGGTTCGGCTTGGCTCCTACAAGAGAGTATACAGTACTTGCTGTATCCCATAAGCCGCCCTCACTGGTAACCTGCTTTGTTGTGCGACGAAAAATAACTGCGCCATACTTCGGGTTACTCACATCCCTCGATGCATCCAAAAGCAAAGCATAAGACTTGCCTCCTCCAGCTGCTCCACCGTAAAAGGCGATATCAGCGCTGCATGAAACAAAGCGTTCTTGTGGTCCTTCCTGTGGTGTGAACTTTAACATGGCTTTGGGTCTTTGGCAGGCAATACTATAACGCCTGCGTAGAGGTCTTTACCATCCTTACCAGTCATCTCAACACCCTTTACGTCACGCCATCTTTGAGGGTTACGGTTCTTTAACCAAAATATTTGGGCGGTCACATCAGGCACTACTTCCTTAATTGTTTCAGTTGTCGATTTAACCAGTACCACACCGTTATCAAGATTCTCTATTTCTCGTTTTGTCTCCGTGTAGGTATACCCCAAAGCCCTTTTAAGCAGCGCACTCTCAACCTCGAAATCAATAGGCGCTTTACCTCTTTTTAAGGCTGCCAGAAACTCCGGATACTGCTTTTTGTATTGCTCAAAAGTTGTGATTGATACCCCAAGTTTTTTGGCGATATCAGACTCGATCATACCTTCTCGGGCATGCATCTCAGCTAACGCCGGAAACTCATCTGTGTACTTCTTTTTTGCCATACCTTACTGTACAAAATCCCCCTCCGGTCAAGGAAGGGCGTTATTTTCCGTATCTCTTTGTCCAGATATCCTCACACAGATCTCTGAATTCTTTCTTCCGCTGGATCACTACGGACACTTTACACACAACCTCGTCCCGCGTGTCTCCCTCGATGCCAAACCCCTT